GTTTCCCAGTCACGATCGGTAGGGCAAAACATGCTATGACACGGTACGGCTCATGCTCACTCGCATGGGCATTCAGCCGCTTGGGCCGTACACACAGGGCAAGTTCTTTCGGATGAAGGTGCCGAAGTCGAACCCGAGGATCTATGACCGTGTGAACGTGATGAACGGGATGATAAAAGACTTCGACGGGAACCGGAAATACATGGTGCATCCGAGGTGCATACGGCTCGTAGCCGATATGACCGACCTAATGACGGGCGAGGATGGAACACCGGACAAGGCGGACCAAACGCTATCGCACGCTTCGGAGGCCGAGGGGTATAGGCTACACTACTTGCGTCCGCATATGCAAGACACCAAGTTGCCAGTGGCACGATACGGAGCGATGTAATGGCCAAGCAAGCAAAGAAGATCGGCGTACAGACCAAGCCGCAAGGGTTGGATGGCGTCGGTGCCGAGGCGTCTTACATGCTTCGGTTGCTACAGCAAGATCGCGCACCGAGCGGAACGTACCGGACGTACCGGGAGATGCTGGAAGATCCGACGATTGCTCTATCGCACGCGGCGACTACTGCTCCAATTATCTCGGCTGCGTGTTCGGTTGAGGCCGACGACGACGCAAAAGAAGACGCCGTAAGAACGATCGAGGACACTTTTCTTCCACAGATAAGGCGTCTTATCAGTAACTCGTGCCGATCGATCTACTACGGCTGGCAATCGTTCGAGAAGGTGTGGAAGATCGACGACGATGGAAGGCTCGTCATCGAGCGATTCAAGCCGCTTGTGCCCGACAACACGACTTGCATGATCGACCGCCAGACTGGTGCATTGAACGGCGTCAAACAGAATGGGGTGGAACTTGACCGTGGTCATTGCCTTGTCATCACACACGACTCCGAGGGAGACAACCCGTATGGTCGATCGCGTATGGAGAACCTGCGCAAGTGGGCTTGGAAACCTTGGACAACGGGCATGGCCAAACTGGCGCAGTACCAATCTAAGGCGGCTGGCATTATCCCGGTGGTGCGATACCCAGAGGGGCAAGGCCAGAACGCAGCCGGGCAGGTGGTTCGTAACTATGAGGCAGCGTCACAAATGATCCTGCAACTCTCGCAGGCGTTCGGTATTGCGATGCCAAACACGATCCCAGATTGGGCGATGGAGGCGGCGCGGCAAGGTATCAACGTGAGCGACGTGATGGCGTGGTCGGCGTCGTTCTTAGAGACTTCGCCGGGACACGCATCCGAGTTTGTTGAGGCGTTGTCGTATCAAGACAAGTTGAAAGTACGCGGGTACCTGTTGCCGGAGCGTGCGATTCTGGAGGGTCAGCACGGCACGAAGGCGGAGGCTGGTACGCACGGTGATATCGCGGTACAGATATCGCAACAGTTCCTTGATTACGTGGTGGACGAAGTGAACAAGCAATGCGTCGATGATGTGTTGTCGGCGAACTTTGGACCGAGCGAGAAGGGCAAAGTGTACATCAAGCCCGGACCGATCCAAGACGAGGCGCGGGCGCTGGTGTCGGGTATCGTCACCAGTCTGTACAGCAGCAACCCCGATCTTGCGATGGCGCAACTCGACTTCAATGCGATGCTGGATTCGTTGCGGCTGCCCAAGGTTGAGGAAGATATCTCGGACGATGATGGACTGGACGTTGTTGATACGGTCGATGCAACGGCACCCGTTAGCACGGACGCGGCGGTACAGGACACTTCGCTCACGGGTGTTCAGATTACGAGCCTGCGCGAACTGGCCGATGCCGTGACTCGGAAACAGACCAGCGTGGAGACGGCGAAGAACATCGCGTATGTATCGTTCCCGACCGTCGATCGTCGGGTACTGGATTCGATCATGGACGGGGCCGCATCATTCACGCCCGCGCCGGAGGTCGAAGATCCCGTAGCCAAGTTCTCCCGCACGATCGGAAACTCTGCGAGGGGCAAGCGTGCAAAGTAGCGAGCGATCACGCAAACGGGCGGCGGTTATGGACGCCGACGTAACTCGCATCACGGGCAAGGCTCTTGCGCCGCTCGGTGCGGTCGGTATAAACATCAGATCGGCCACGATCAGGGCGATACGCAATGGCGACAAGATTGGTCCGGCGATCCGCAACGCTATGAAGCCCATGCGTGACCCGCTGATACAGGGCATGACGGCGGCGTATGTGATTGGTCAAGCACGTACCGACCGAGCGCGAAGGCTCACCAATGGGCTTGTGTTGGCACGCAAGGTACCTGACAACCTAGGCGTGTTCAAGAGTGTGTCCGAGTTCGCTACGCAACGGCTGGATATTTCCAAGGCGGAACTACGTGGGGTTGGTAACTTGTTCCGTGGCAACGCCGATCAAGCGTTGAAGTCGATGGGCGGTTTCCTAGAGGAGCGTATACGGGCAGCCGTAGCCGACAGCGTGAAGCGTGGGCTTACGTCGGCAGGCACGATCGAAGAGGTCCGCAAGGCGTTCGACGAGGCTGGCGTGACCAACGCCAAGCCATTCCTGATAGAGACACAGGCGCGTACCCAATCTCAACTCGCGTACTCGGCGGGACGATTGAAGGCCAATGAAGATCCGGCGATCCAAGAGGAGTTGTGGGGCTATGAGTATGTGACTGTTGGGGATGATCGGGTAAGGCCGGGCCATGCGGCGTTGGACGGTTTGCGGCTCACGAAAGACAATCCCAAGTGGGGCGAGATCATGCCCCCGAACGGGTGGAATTGCCGTTGTTCATTCATCGAGATATTCAACGACCAGGATCTAGCGAGCGAGTTAGACGCCGAAGAGTTTGTCACGGTTGACGGGGTTAGGACGCGGGCAGGAGCGGACGAGGGTTTCGACTTCAACCCGCTCGACATCTTCAACCAGCAGACCGCCATACTCAAATGACATATTGTGTACTTACGAAATATATAATGAAAGATTTGTTTACATGCTCGCTTGACTTGTGTATATGGGGTATACTTAGGCATGGCTGTTATCAAGGAAACCGCGCGGGTGTTTGCAAGCAAGGGGCGATTGTCCCTTGCTTCGTCCGCCGCGATGAATGATAATGGGCAGCCGATCAAGCAATACACGAAAGACTTGATCCGCGTCGGCGAATATTACAAGGCTGGCACCGATCAGGCTTTCGAGATCACCAGTGATCGCCTGCTCGCGTTCGCCGCTTCATTCGCGTCGATGAAACAAGCGGGCGTGAAGATCCCGGTGCCCGAAGGTCACACCAACGAACCGAGCCGCAACCGTGGGTACGTCGATGATATGTACGTCGAAGGCGACACCCTATACGCCAAGTTGACGATGGTAGGCGAGGACGCTATCTCGCTTGCGGGGCGTGCGGAAGTGTCGATCTACGCCGTGCCCGAGTTCATCGACGGCAAGGGCAACAAGTATAAGAACGTCATCGAACACGTAGCGATTGTGACGAATCCGGTGATCCCAGACCAAGGCGGGTTCGTACCTATTGCAGCATCACACGGCGCGACCAACGCACCATATTACAGCCTATCAAACGGAGACACGAACATGATGGAGATTGCAAAGGCTCTCGGGATCGACACCGAGGGTATGGACGAGGCCGCTGTCAAAGCCGCGATCATGGCCAAGATCGAAGGCATGAGCAAGGCTACTGAAGCCAGTGCCGACGAAACGAAGAAGATGGCCGAAGAGGTGAAGGCTTCACGCGCCGAACTCGCTACGCTGAAACTCAGCCGAGAGAAGAAACCCACCGATCCGATGGTGTTGAAACTCGCTGCGAAGAATCGCACACACGAACTCGATTCGCTTGTGAAAAATGGCAACATTACCCCGGCGGTTCGTGACCGACTGGCCGCCGCGTGGATCGGCAAAGACAACACGTCCCTCGCGTTGTCTCTGGACGAGGCGAGCGATACACGGTTTGAAGCGATGGTCAACGCTCTGGGCGATAACGATCCAAAGGTGCTTGGGGCACGCACGAGGACGCTGGAACTTTCACGCGAAACTCCCGGCGGCGACAACATGAGCAACGATGAGATTGAGAAGATGGCCAAGGAACGGGCCGACCGAATCAACGGCGTCCGCTAAACAAACGCACACGGGCTGCGGCCCTTTGGAGATTGAACAATGGCATACACATACGGCGGGCTTCCGGGTCCGCAGACGGCGCGCACTCAGGCGTACAACTCGGTGCGGCGAAGCGATCATGGCGCGATGTATCTTCCCGCCGGGCGGATCATCGATGCGTCGAACGCACGCGACCCGTTGAACACTGGTTACATTACCACGCTCCGGCCCGGTTTGGTGATGGGCAAGATCACGGCTACGGGCCTGTTCGCCCCTTCTATCATCGGGCTTACGACCGTGCTGCACGATACATCGGTTGTAACTACAACCATGACGCTGCCCGCTACGGTCGTGACGGAGATTCAGCGACGGATTGGGAACAGCGGTACGTTCAAGATCATCGGTCCTCCCACGACCGCCGGTACGGTTGCCACTGAAACCGTGACCTATTCGGCGATTGCCTCGGCTACCACGATCACCATCACCGCTACTGCTGCCGACTTCGCTATCGGCTCAATCATTGCGCCGACCGATGGGTCCGAAGCACCTCTCTGTTTCATCGACGATGGTGATGGTATCCGCGTGACCAACGAAGACGGCTTGGATGTCGATCAGCCGTTCCCGTTTGCTCTGGTCGGCGGTATGCTCGATACCGCGAATATCATCAACTACTCCTCTGATGCCTCTGTAAAAACGTGGCTCAAAGGGCAACTCAACAGCGTATCTGGTTCTATGTTCACGTTTAGTGACGCCTACATGCTCTAATAGTTTGAATCTCGGCGCGATGTTGCTCTTGGTGAGACAAGACACAACACACATGCCGGAGGTTCAAAGATGGCCGTTGGAACAAATCTACGAAACGTACTCGGCGGGCGTCAACTCTCCCGCTCCATTCAACTCGTCAAGCCGGGTCTTTCGGTCGAGCATCTTCCGCCGGGGTTGACTACCCCGACCGAAGGTATCGAAGGGCACATGCACACCATGCGCCAGTACACGGGCGCACGCACCACGCCGACCCGCGTGGAGTATGGAGCCCCGTCCGTTCGCTACACTCCTACGGGCGTGACCGAACAGAATGTATCTTTGATCAGTTTCGCAAACAGTGTCAACATCAAGGCCGCTACGCTGATGAATCTGGAATCTGATTCTGGCGACAAGCAGCGGCTTGGCGAACAGGAAGTTGATCGGATCGTCAAGGAAACGGCGACGATTCAGGACAACGGGCGGGCCGCTGCGGTTATGTCTGCGTTCGCTCTTGGCAAGATCCATTACGATTCCAAGGGTAACTTGCTGCCCTCGTCTTCAAACGCGCAGGCGACGATTGACTACTTGATCCCAGCCAACAACCGGAACCAACTCAACGGCATCGTCAGCGGCTCGTGGGCGAACCCTGCCACGAAGATCACGAAGCAAGCGCAGAATATTCGCAAGGCGGCTGCGAAACTCAACAACTACAAGCCGACTATCGCTTTGTACGGTAGCGATATCTTCAACCTGCTTGCATCGAACGATGACGTTCAAGCATACATGGGAATGTACCCTGCGTATCAAGCGGCGTTTATGGCTGGAGATATCCCCGACGGGTTCATGGGCTTCAAGTGGTATCCGGCGTATATGTCATACTTCGTGGACCAGAACGGTACCGCTCAGGAGATTTTCCCCGCCGACGGAATCACGTTCATGCCCGAAGTTTCCACCGAGTGGTACGGGTTTGTCGAAGGGACAACCCCCATCCCCGGCGACTTCGGCGTAGCCAAGTCGAACCTGTCGGACGTGTTGTCGGGTGTTGCTACGGTTCGCGGCAAGTATTCGTATGCCTACGGCACGGTCGATCCGGTTGGCGCGGTGCAGGTCTACGGCGACTGCTACCTGCCTGAGATCCATGTTCCGCAGGCCGTGTTCATTGCGGATGTTGTGTTCTAAGAAACTCACCAAGAGCATGGGGCTTTGGCTCCTCGCCCGAAGCACCCGGCTCTATGAAAGTGCCGGGTGTTTTATTTATGGCGTACATCTCACAGTCTGATATCGAGGCTTTATTTGGCACGCAGAATGTGGCCGAGTGGTCTAATCTTGCAAACGATGGAACGGGCGCAGACACGGCCCGTATTACGTCTGCGATCACATACGCGGAAGATTACGTCAACGATCGATTCAGGGACGGCCCGTACTCGATCCCGTTCGTCGGTCTATCTGGAACCCCCCGCGTGCTGGTCGATTGGTGCGCCAAGATAGCGGGAGCGTGGTTGTACCGCTCGCGTCCGCCGCACTCGCGGGAACAGGACCGCATGGCGGACGTAGGAATCGGGATCGAAAACGAGATGGATTCATATCTTCAGGGCGGGAGGAAGATGAACGCGATGAGGGGCGGGACGGGTCCGAGCGTTCCTTTTGTGGTGTTCGACGGGCAACCTTTCGGCAAAGGCTCTTTCGGCGTGAGGCTGCCATGATTAGCGTGAAGGTAAACGTGAGGGCGTCCGGTGCAAAGTCAAGAATGGACGCGATCAAGTCGGCTCTGTCGGTCAATAACCCGCACATACGCGACGGATTGAAGGTGTGCGTACTGCGTTATTCGGCTTTTACGCGGCGCAGGTTCAATCAGTACAGCCGTGGTGGTGGCGATTGGGCACCGTTGGCTAAGTCAACCGTAGACGCGAGGAGGTAGCATGGCGAAGAAACGAAAGAAGATTAACACACAGGACAGATCATCGCTCGCCCGTGACACAAAGAAGGGCGGCAAACTTGTATCGGCTGGCGGGATCGTGACTGGGAAAC